GTGCTGTACGCAACGCATTGATAGCCGTTGCTAGTTCAGTACCAGTAGCTGTATTTGTCACAGCAGTAATAGCTGGCTGTTGTGAAACTGGTGTTGTACCAAAAAAACCTGCAGTACCACCTGCTTTACCCACAATAGCACCATCTAACTGTTGATCTTCGTACGCTACGCCGATAGATTTAGTATTTGGCATGATGTTTCCTTTATAAAAACCCCGCCGAAGCGGGGCGTATTACATTAAGCAACAACAGCAAACTGCCATTTAGCGCCATCAGAGATGAACATCTTGCCAAGACCTGTAGCGTTAGTAGTAACGCCGATAGATCCTGCTGGTGCTGTAGTGGTAGTTGTGTTAGCTGTGATAGCTGTGTTCAAGAAATACAAGCCTGCGCCTGTAGATGCTGTTAGAACATTGCCACCGATTAGTTTAGCTGCATCAGTATTACCATCGGTAAACTGATATGGGCCTGCGCCGTTTGCTAGTGCCATGATAGATTTCCTTTACAAATAAGTTAAACAGCCCCCGCTTGCGCGGGAGCACTCAGATTAGCCCCAAATACGGCAAGCCATCTGTGGACGGATTGTGCTGTAGCCATACAACACGTCAATACGGCAAGGCAAACGGTCATTGTTAATGTCGTATTGGCGAACAATACGCATTGAGATACCGTTGTGAACTTGACGTGAAGCCATGTCTACGCCTTGTGGCATCAACAAGTCAGCAGTCGCGAAAGTGATTGCATCTTTGTGGTATACCAAGTTTTGAGCGTATTGACCGTTAGCAGAACCCAACATAGTTACAGTCTTACCAGCAGCAGGCAATACGTTTACTGTTGCCAAAGCTTGGCCAGCAGAGTAAAGCGCAGGGCTGATAGACAATGTAGCTGTTGAAGAACCAGTCGCTACAGCAGTTACAGTGAACTGTTGCAATGAGCCAGTTGATTCACGAGTCTGTGGGTTAACAGCGTATACATCAGCAATAGTAAATACGTCACCAACGTTCCAAGTCTTGCTAGAGCCTGTGAAGCTGATACCAAGAGTTGTTGCACCTTCAGTAGTTACAGTTGAAGTTACAGTGATACCTGTACCCCAGTCGCCGTTTGTATGTTGCTTGATAGACTGTGACATATTAACTTCGTCGAAGCCTAGAACGCCCATACCCATCATACCGTTCTTAAATTGACGGCTGATTGTGTCTGTTGGATTGAACAAACCTTTCATACCTTCAACTAAGCCAGCGTTAGCTGCTGGGTTAACAGTAGCGTAGCGTGGTGACATAACAGCAGCGTTTTCGTTCAACTTCTGTTGAGCTTGTAAAAGCACCAAAGATGTTGAAGGAGTTGTGCCAGGAGAACCAACTGAGTTACCGATTGCTTTGTAAGCGTTAGCTACGTCAGCGTCGATAGAAGAAGCCAACTGAGAGATACGTGGTTTTAAAACACGCTCTGCAAAGTCGTCTAACTGCATTGTCAATTCAGCAGATGTGAAGTTCACGCCGATGTGCTTTTGGTTAGCAACAGCCAAAGTTGTGAATTGCTCGTTGTCTGACTGAACTTGCAAAGCTGCGCCGTCAGTTACTAAAGCACGATCCGGTAAACGGATACGTAGTGTAGAACCAATTTTAGCGCCTTCTACAGCGAATGAATCGTCATATTGACGGTTTACGTTACGAGTTAAGACAAGATTGTTCTCAAGGATTTCTAGGGCCTTACGAGTAATCATGTCAATGGTTAAGATTGAGTTTGACATTTTATTCTTTCAAAAAATGGTTAGCGGTTTCTCTGAGCTTCGTACTTCTTAATCTGGCGTTGGCGTTCTGCTTCAATCCATTCTGACGTGCTCATGCTTTTCAGCGAGCGTGGGTCAGTGGTATCGAAAGCAGGTGAACCAGAGGTTCTAGCCGTCACCGGAGCAATAGGCGCCGGAGCATTCGAGGTTTTCTTTACGGGCGGATTGTCAGCAAGTTTGCTTTCAATCTTTCCAATTTCTTTGGCTTGCATCAGTGCAGATAAGCGTGAAATACGTTCAGCTTCCTTGGGGTTACTACCTAGATAATAGGCAATATCTGGCCCAACTTCGGACTGCTGAATCGTTTGAGCCATCGCGTCTGTGATTGGAAGTTTAGGGTTGTAGGCGACTTGTTCAAAGTCATCATACTTAGACCTAGCTTCTTCTTCACGTTCGTGAAATGCCTCAAGGAGTTCGGCTTGCTGTCTAGCTTGCTCTCGTCTGGCGAGTAGTTCTTCAGCCTTGCGTTCTGCCAATAACTCGGCATATTCTTCAGGCGATTCGAACGAATCGGCAGGCGGGAGTTCGGCTGGTACAACGCGCTTGGCTTGCATTTCTGCTTGCTTTGCAGCCTGTTCTCTTTCCCACTTACGTTGCTCTCTTGCGAGCCTTTTGCCAATCGCAGCGTCTAATTCTTCTTGTGTGAAGGTCTTAGCGGCCTGCTCAACTGGCGTTTCTTCCGGCGCTACTACTTCGGGTTCTGGTGCAGCCGTTGCTTCCAGTTCCGGCGCGGGTACTTCCGCTGGTACTTCCGCTGGTACTACTTCTTGACTTTCGTCCATTTTTTGTTTCCTTAGAAACCCTGAT